TAGGGAACGAATCTACAACTAATTTCTTAGTCAACCCCTTATATTTAAGGTTTTTATCTTTAGCTGCAATAAACACTTCAGCATCAGATGGGTGTACAGATTCAAGAATCTCTAAAAACAGACTTTCTCTTTTAATAGGATTCATATCACTATACTTGCCCTTAAAGAAATATGCAAATTTTCTATATTGGTTTTGGAGAGTAGCGTAGTTCATGCCGTCGGGCATATCATCTTTCTTATATGGTGGAGCACCAGTAGGTAACGTAGTGACAACATCGTCATCAAAGTTCATCCTTAGAATATCTCTCAGTGGTGCAGAATTCATCTTCCGAAGATAAGCAATCTTATCCACTTTGCTTTGTATTTTGGCCTGTCCTTCTAGGACATCCGAGACTAGGTAATTACGCATTATAAAATTCCTCCACGCATTCAATCAGGTTAGTACATCTTTTTTTAATCAAATAATTCAATACCTTCATTCTCATAGGTAGTTTTTGACCGTCATATTTACTTATAATAGATTCTTGGATGGTCTCTGGGATTTCATTTAAATCAATTAATGTTTTGTTTCTTTGGTAGTTACGGTATATCTCTTCAGGCATATGGCCTTTAAGGTCATCACTATGTGTTAACCAATCATCCACTCTGGTCTGTCTTAATGGAGTTTGACTAGCACCTTCGGTAATAAATGTTGCATCTTTAGATAATACATTTGGTATACCATCACCAGAGTCGCCTCTCATAATGTGATTAAACAAATAGTTTCTAGGGTTCTTATCTACCACTGCTTTCTTTTGGATAGGAGAGAACTGTTTTACATTGTTATACTTCTGCAACTGAATAAAATCTTTATCAGATGAAATAATCATGACTGGTTCGCCTTGGCCGAACTCTTGGGTTCGTATAGCAAGGGCACCAATAATGTCATCAGCCTCACAACCTTCCATATGCAATACTTTGTACGGGAAGTTCTCCATGAGTTCTTCTCGGACTGTAGAAAGAATACGAAAGATTTCTGGCCAGTCCATGTGACTAGTTGCATCTCTGCTCTTCTTTCTATTAGCTTTGTATTCGGGGAAGTACTGTCGTCTCCAAGTATTCATACCATCGGCACAGATAACCATCTGTCCGTATTCTTTTCGGTATCTCTTATTATACATACGAATACTGTTTAGTATCATGTGTCTAATCATGTCTTCATCATTTAACTTTTGTACCATGATGTTGGAAAGTGCAATCTGGCTGTAATCAAGTAATATCATTTTTATTCGCTTCTATTTTATTATAAAGAGCATCTAAGTCTTCTTGTAGGAAGTGATTGATGCCACCGTATCTCATAAACATTGAGGATATGAGATTTACAATCACGAACATATCTCGTGACTCTTCATTCTCTGGATCTCTAAAATCCATTTCATCTAATGCAGAATCTTCTGACGCAAAGTAATCTTCGAGCATCATAAGAACAAATTGAGAGGTATCTACGCATTCTTCTGTGAAGTTTTCGTAGGCCCAGTTCCTTTCGGACTCTATCTGTTCTTGGCGCTGTCTGGTTGGAAATGGTATTATATTGTTCATAATAGGTATATTATACTACACTAAGTCCCCTTTGTCAACACTTTTCTTCATTTATTTAACTAAATTCTTCACTGTTCGGCCGCCAATCCTACATGCGATGATACCATTATAGTAATCCTCTGTAAGTAGTACATCCCTATCGAATTGTTCTTTAGCTTCCATATACGCAAGTTCACCTTTACCTTTACATAAGTGAAGCATCTCTCGGTAAAACCCTTCAGTGCCATATTCTTCTATCTCTGCTACTAGGTGTTTATTCGACCCCCAATATGTTCTCCAATCGGATTCCACCTTTAACTTCTTGCGCCTTTTCCGAGTCTTTGTTACTGGAAGAGTTTTTTGGCTCCAAAAGAACTTCTTTCCAACGTATTTCCTTTGTGTGGTCAGGTTCGTTATTAGGTAAACAAAACCGTACACGTCTTCGTGACTGAATTCTTCTGGCGGTTGCCATTCTACACCTTCGTAGAGCCATGGTGGGTTACTCCTCGTATTGATCTTGGTCATAATCTAGTTTTTGAGCCTCATCGTTATACCGTGGAAATGCATCTATCTCTACTTGCGTTCCACAGTTGGGACAGAATCTGTCGTCTGAATCCCATTCGTCTTCTATATGTATAGAGGATAGTTTATAACAAAATTGGCAGTCGATTTTATGATTCATGCAACTCCTATAACTCTTTAAACTCGGTCCATCCACCAATTGATTGTCCGTCTATTTTAATTTGAGGAAATGTTCTTGCTGTTGGGAAGTTCTCTATTAACTCTTCTCTACCGAAGTCTTTATTTAATTTAAATACCTGATATGTATTTGATGCATTCTCTAAGGTCAATCTCTGAGCCTTTCTTACGGCCAGTTCACAAAAAGAACAATTGTCTTTACTGTAGATTTCTATAATCATAAACTTAATCCTGCCATGGTTTCTTCTGTTACATCTTGTTTCACACCACCAGTAACATAAGAAGTAATCTCTGTTTCCTGTGGAGCAACCTGTACATTACCACCACCAATCCATTTTTCTGTCCATGGTAATGGATTCATCTGTGTTACGGTATAAGGACAATGTAAACCTATTGCTCTCATTCTTTTACACCCTATCCATTCTATATAGTCGGATAGTAATCTCGCGTTGAGTCCGATCATGGATCCATCTTTAAATAAGTATTGGGCCCATGCTTTCTCTTGTTCTATCACATCGACATATAGTTTAATAGATGCGTCTTCCATTTCTTTTGCAATCTTAGCAAAGTCTTTATCTTCTTTTACTAGAAGTTTTAATATGGTACTAGTTGCTGCTAAGTGTGTGTTCTCGTCTCGGGCAATGAATTTAATGATCTTAGCGTTGCCTTCCATTTTCTTTAACTCAGCAAAGGCCCAACTACATGCAAATGATACATAGAACCTTACACCTTCCAAGGCATTAGCACTCATCATTGCCATCCAGATAGCACGTTTGTGATCCATCTTATTGGTAGGGCCGTTGTTACACGTAATCAAATCATCATAGTATTTACCTATAGACTCGGCACATGAATTGATTTCTTTAACGTCTAGGATACCATCGAACACTACACCAGGAGAGGGGTAGATATTACGGATAATATGTGTATAGCTTTTAGAGTGGATAGTCTCAAAGAATGACCAAGTTTCTATCCAGTTCTCTACCTCGGGCAGTGAAGCAATAGGTAAGAATGCTAGATTAGGCGCCCGGCCTTGCACACTATCCAATACAATCTGTCGTTTAAGATTGGACGTGAAGATGTGTTTCTCGTGTTCGGTAAGAGAATCGAAGTCCTTCTTATCTTTTGAAATATCAACCTCTTCGGGTCTCCAAAAGAATCCAAGTTGTTTATCGGCAATCTTATCTATTTGTGGGTACTTTAGTTCATCATATCTTTGAATATCTACTCCTTCATCTAAAAACATATTTTTCTCCAGATGGGATTTCTTATTCTTTTTCAATACTGCCATTTATCAATTCCTTTTATATTATATTTTGCAACTCTCGCAATCGTCTTCATCTTCATAGGTTACGGCTTCACCCTCATAACTGTGGTGTGTTGCCTCGTCTGTTATCTCACCCGAACCATCAAAGGTATTAAAGTAATACAGCTGTTTTAATCCATACTTATATGCAGTAACTGTATCCTTAATCATCTCTGACATAGGGATCTTATTGTCTTCAAAGTGTTCTGGGTTGTAAGACGTGTTGACAGATATGCCTTGGTCAATATACTTCTGGAGTATAGCACATATCTTTAAGTAACCATCGGGAGACTTTTGATCCCATAGAAGGTCGTACTTATTCTTTAGGTGATGATACCCAGGAACAACCTGGGCCATCACTCCGTCCTTACTTTGTTTATAACTAACTAACGCACGAGGTGGTTCAATACCATTCGTACTATTAGATATTTGTGCAGATGTTTCGGCTGGCATTAATGCCATGAGAGTCGAATTACGGATGCCTGTGGCTTTGAGTTGAGTTCGAAGCAAGTCCCAGGGTAATCTTTCATTATGCTCTATTAAATTATCTACTGCACTCTTATATGTATCTATTGGAAGAACCCCAGAGCCATATTTTGTCTCATTATTCTTAGAAATTGTACCTTTTTCTTCGGCTAATGTAGCAGAGGCTTTAATAAGATAGTAAGACCATGCTTCTGCATATTCATCTACTACCTCAAATGCAGACTCGTCGTACTTCATACCACGTTTGGCTAAGAAATATGCAAGGTTAATGATACCGATACCTAAAGGTCTGCGAGACATTGTTCCTCTCTCTGCTGCCTTAATAGGGTAGTCTTGATAGTCTAGTAATTCATCTAATGAACGGACAGCAAGATCACAGTACTTCTCAAAGTCTTTAGGGTCATTAATTAAACCCCAGTTAATTGCCGATAGAGTACACAGGGAGATTTCCCCTTCTTCATCGTTATAGTCATTAAGCGGCGATGTAGGTAAATCAATCTCACAACATAGATTACTCATACGAATAGGAGCAACTTCTGGTAAGAATGAACCGTGTTCATTAGCATGGTCTACGTTCATTAGGTAGATACGACCGGTGTCTTTTCTTTCAGTTAAGAACGAAGAGAATACTTCTACAGCAGGCAATGTTTTCTTTCTAATAGAACGGACTTTCTCATATCGCTCGTATAGTTCTTTAAACTTATCTTGGTCGGCAAAGAATGCCTCATATAAACCAGGGACATCATGTGGATCAAAGAATGTGATATTACCATTAGTAAGTAAACGCTCGTACATTAGTTTATTAAACTGGAATGCATAGTCCATGTGACGGACTCTTGTTTCTTCAATACCCTTATTGTTCTTTAGTACAACCAAGTCCTCGAATTCATAATGCCAGACTGGTAGATATACAGTAGCTGCACCACCACGAACACCACCTTGGGAACAAGACTTAACAGCCGCTTGGAAGTATTTTAAGAATGGAATCAGACCTGTGTGAACCACTGAACCATCTCCAACCTTGGCACCTTCGGATAGATC